TTGGTAAAGGTGGCCATATTGTTAGTGGTTCAGTTGATTCAAATAATATTAGTGGATTAGATGCTAAAATTAGTGAATTAAGTACATATAAAGTTGCAGTTAGTGGAAATAGTACTTATACTATTACTCATAATCTTAACGAAGAATATCCAATCGTTCAAGCATGGAATACATCTAATAAAAGACAAGAAATTCCATCTATTATTGAATCAACATCGGTAAATGCATTATCAGTAACATTTGCAGGAACTTTTGTAGGACAAATTATAGTTAAAAAATAAATAAATGGTTTACGATGTTTATTACACCACAGGTGGAGGACCGTGGGTTAATGCTGGTTCTGATATTTGGGTAAATTTGTGGATGGAATTGGTTGCACCTAATTTAGAAGTAAAACCGATACTCTTAATTCATAGAAATAAACCAAAAGGACACGAAGATTACGAATTTCCAATAGAAACTTACTGGCATGGTGATGATATTCAAAAATTTGAAGATTTATGTAAGGGTGCACGTAGAATAAACATCTTACATGGACATTATACACCTATGAAACCCATAGTTGATAATAAAGATAAGATTCATTCAAATATATTACATAATTCAGTAGACCATATCTTAAAATCACAAGTTCTTACCGATGCATCATTAGGTTGGCATCCATATTTAAGTTCGGAATGGGAAAAAGAGGTAAACGAATGGTCAAAACATACAATATGGGTAGGATTATATGATATTTTGTTTCAAAATAAAAATATACCAAATTTTTATGAATTTAAATGGGATTTACCTTTATCAGAATCAAATACAATAGGATTTACATCTCGTTGTGAAGGTAGAAAAAATCCACACTATTTAGATGGATTACAAAGTATGATATTCACAAATTCGGCAGAATTTAATTTATTTTGGAAGCAAGGTGTAAAATTAAACCTTTCTAAATCTAAAATATATCATTATGATTCATCATTTAAGGATAAATTTTATAATATGGATTGGGGTATATCACATTCTGCATTCACATCCGAACCATTTGGATATTCTATATTTGAAGCAGTGGATAGAGGTAAATTACCAATAATACATAAAGATTGGTGTAAGGATTTACATTACCCATATCGTGCATCGTCTAAAAAGGAATTTAATGATATTTATAGTGAGATTATTTCGCAAACATATGAAACTAAATTATTTTGGTTTAACAAGATAAAATCATATATGAAACGAAACTTTACCGATAAAGAATATTGGATAGAATCTTTATTGGATATTTATAACATATAGGAGAAAAATGGCAACATTATCATCAGGTAATACTTTAAGTTTAAATGGATTAGCATCTGCAACTGGACAATCTACAAAATCTCTTTCTGCAGCAAAAGGAAATACAACCGGTCCAATAGCAATGTCATCATTTGCAATTGATTCGGTTGGTTCAGTTAGTGGTTATACTTATGCAGTAGAAGGTACTACTGAAACATATACATTAGGATTTAGTGGAGATGGTGCAAATTTTAGTAGAATTAGTGGTAGAGCAGCAAATTTTACATGGAGTGTTCCTGCCGGTTCATATATTTCATTAGGAACTAATAGTGGTGCAAGTACTACATTTAGTGTTTCAAATATGAATCCACAATCACCGAGTTCTCAAGCAGTTTTACAATCTATTCAAACAAATACTATTAGATGTGTATTTGCAGATGGATTTAATGACCATGCAACCGGATATAACACAAATAAAGATAAGACAGTTTATTCAGTAGATTCATATGATGGAAACTCCGTTGCGTTATGTTTAACATCTGATTCACCGATTATGATGGCAGATGGTACTATAAAAGAAATTGGAGAGATTGAAGAAGGTGATGTGTTGAAAGGATATTCAATTGGTGGTTTAGATGAAAATTCTGATGGAACATTCTATGATTGGTCAACTAATACATTAAATACAACATCAAAAGATGTAACGGTCGTAAATGTAGTTTATTCGTTTACTGGAAAATATTATAGTATCAATAACGGACAAATCACAGCAACATCAGAACACCCTTTATTGGTTAAAGAATTATCAACTGGTCAATATAAATTCAAACAAGTATTTTTATTAGAAGTTGGCGATAAATTAATTAAAGCAATTGATTCTGGTGTAGAAGAAGTCAATATATCATCAATTACGATAGAAAATGAAACAACCGAAATTGTTTCAATTGACGTTGAGGAAAATGATACATACTTAGTGAATGGGTATATTACTCACAACAAAGGTGGTAATTCTCATACCGATTTAGGTGCACCATCTGCTCCAACTGGATTAGCATATTCATCACCACGTATTGATTGGACTGCTGTGACAGGAACAGGAACAACTGGTGTTACTGCATATGATGTTCAAATTGCTAATAATACGGGATTTACAACACCAACTATTGATTATAGTGAATGGAGTACAACTGGATTAGAAGTTAATACACTTTTATCTGCTGGAACTTGGTATTGTAGAGTAAGAGCAATTGACCACGGATTAAAAAGTAGTTGGTCTTCTACTTTAACATTTACAAGATAATAAAATTACGTTTACTAGATTTTGGTATATTTATATATACAATTATTAAAATTAAAATAATATATCAAAATGGAAGAACAAATCAAGTTTACGGAAGAAGAAGTAAAAGAAATTAATGATTTACGATTTGAAGTAGGTTCAGTTTTTACACAATTAGGACAACTACACATCGAAAAAAAGAAACGTTTAGAAGAGTTAGAACAAAACGAAACTGAATTACTAAACAAATACAAAGAATTAGTTGTAAAAGAAGACACCCTATTCAAAGGGTTGAACGAAAAGTACGGAGATGGTGATTACGACCCAAATACTGGTATATTCACACCAATCCAAAAATAATATCATCGTTACGCATATCAAAAAATAATATTTTAGAAAAAGTAATTTATACTTATATGTGTATCATTACACAAACTTTAATTAGGAGTAAATAAAATGGCAGAAAAGATTGTATCACCTGGTGTATTCACAAGAGAAAATGACCTTTCATTCTTAGCACAGGGAATCGGAGAAATAGGAGCGGCAATAGTAGGACCTTTCGCTAAAGGACCTGCGTTCTTACCGACTGTGGTTAATACACAATCAGAATTTGAGGAAATATTCGGTACACCTGATGGAACATACTATACAGGGTACGCAGTTCAAAACTATTTAAGAGAAGCAGGGACAGTAACTATTGTTCGTGTAGGACACGTTGGTGGATATTCTCAAGTTGCACCGATTGCTATCAAAGCAACATTAATATCAGGTTCAGCATCTGGTATCTACGCAAGTGGTAGTTCACATATCATCGCAACATTACATGCTACAAAATCTGGTTCACTTAGTGCAGGTTTCCCAACAGCATCATTAACATTTACCGAAGGTAGTGGAACTGATTCTTTATTCACTATTAGTGGTTCTTCAATCGCTTATAGTGGTTCAGTATCAATCGCACCATCTGCAGGTAATGATATAGCTGATGTATTTGGTGAATCTCCATTTGGAACTAAGAAAGCATACACTTATACATACTTTGAGAAAACTGCCACTGATTTAGCAGCATATTTAAGTGCAGGTTCTGCATCTTTATCATTAGTTCAATTAGATACACAAGATTTTAGTGATGATGTAACATTCGCTACTACTCCTTATATTAAATCTCAATTGATTAGTGGTGAAAGACATGACCTATTCCGTTTCCATACATTAGGTGATGGTAATACTGCAAATACTGAATACAAGATTGGTATTTCTAACGTAAAAGCAGCAGGTGAATCTGCAGCAACTGATTACGCTACATTTACTGTCACTGTCAGAGGATTTGCTGATACGGATAAAAAGAAAATTGTATTAGAAACATATAATAACGTAAACTTAGACCCTGCATCTCCAAACTATATCGCTAAAGTAATTGGTGATAGACATGTAACAATTGATGCAAATGGTAAACAAAACGAAACTGGTGATTACGCTAATCGTTCTAAGTTTATTAGAGTAGAAGTTAAAGAAGAAGGTTCATTCCCAATCATCGCTGGTCCATTTGGTCACGCTGGTTACGATGCACCAGTAGAAGGAAACTCAATTCCAGCAGTTATTTACTCAACTGGTTCTGCAGTAAACACTTCATCTTCAACAACTAAATATTCTGGTATTGATTTAGAATCTACAACAATTAAGATAAACAACAATCAATATTTAAAACCAATTCCTGCAAACGCAGCTAGTGATTCAATCTTCGCTTTCGACGCAGCAGTAACTGCAGTAGTAGGTGGTGTATTATCTACAATTAACTTAGGATATGAATTAACTGGTTCAAATTCAACTGATATTGCAAAAAGACAATTTATTGTAGGTTTTCAAGGTGGATTTGATGGTGTAACTCCAACAAGAACAATTGATAAAGGAACTGATTTATCCGAAGGTAATTCACAAGGATTTGATTTATCAACTTCAATTGCAAGTGGTTCAGTTGCATATAAGAAAGCAATCGATGCAATCTCTAATCCAGATGATTTCGATATTAACTTAATCGCAGCACCTGGTGTAGTTCGTAGATTACACTCTTATGTATTCGATTATATTTCTGAAATGTGTGAAACTCGTGAGGATGTATTCTTTATCGGTGATGTAACATCAGTAAATGATAGTATTTCACAGGCAGTAGAGCAGGCAGGAAACGTTGATTCTAACTATGTTGGTACTTACTACCCGTGGGTTAAAACAATCGATAGAAACACCAATAAATTAACTGCAGTACCACCATCAGTATTGATGCCAGGTATATACGCAGCAAACGATGCAGTTGCAGCAGAATGGTTCGCACCAGCAGGTTTGAATAGAGGTGGAATTATCGGAGCAGTTTCAGTATTGAATAGATTAACACACTCTGAAAGAGATGAATTATATGAAGGTAAAGTAAACCCAATCGCTTCTTTCCCTGGTGAGGGTATCGTGGCATTTGGACAAAAAACTTTACAAGAAAAATCATCTGCTTTAGATAGAATTAACGTAAGAAGATTACTTATCAAAGTTAAGAAGTATATTGCTTCTACATCAAGATACTTAGTGTTCGAACAAAATACAGCAACAACTCGTTCAAGATTCTTAAATACTGTCAACCCATATTTAGAAGGAATCCAACAAAGACAAGGTTTGTATGCATTTAGAGTAGTGATGGATGAATCAAATAACACTCCTGATGTAATCGATAGAAACATCTTAGCTGGTCAAATTTTCTTACAACCAACTAAAACAGCTGAATTTATCGTATTAGATTTCAACATCTTACCGACAGGAGCATCATTCTCAGCGTAAACAATTAAAAAAAGAGAAACATTATATTTATTAGTATAATAGGAGAAAATAAAAAATGGCAGAAGTATTAGAATTTAACGAAATGTTTTATACCAATTTCGAACCAAAGATGAAGAATCGTTTCATCATGGAAATCGATGGTATCCCTTCATATCTTATCAAAACAGCAAATAGACCTTCAATTCAGTTTGAAGCAGTAACCTTAGACCATATCAACGTAAAAAGAAAGTTGAAAGGTAAAGGTGAATGGCAAGATATTGAAATCACACTTTATGACCCAATTGTACCATCAGGTGCTCAAGCGGTAATGGAGTGGGTTCGTTTATCACATGAATCTTTAACAGGTCGTGATGGTTACGCAGATTTCTATAAAAAAGATGTAGATATTTATATGTTAGGACCAGTAGGTGATAAAATCGAGCAATGGAAAATTAAAGGTGCTTTCATCTTAAATGCAACATTCAACGATTTAGATTGGGCAAACGCTGCAGACCCTGCTGATATTACTTTAACATTAGCATATGATTACGCAGTATTAGAGTTCTAATAACAAGCCACAAAATAAAAATACAAAAGGAGATAGAAATATCTCCTTTTTTTATAACTTTTTTTAAAACATATATTTATATACATAACAAAATAAAGGTTAATTATGTCACAATATGATTTCGCAACGGAAATTGTTGCATTACCATCCGAAGGTAAAGGGTATCCAGAAACTAATCCTCTTTCATCTGGACAAATCGAGTTAAAATATATGACTGCTAAAGAAGAAGAAATTCTTTCAACCCAAAGTTTAATAAAAAAAGGTGTTGTATTGGATAAACTATTTGAAGCAATTATAGTAGATAAAAAAATAAATGCAGATGATATTCTTTTAGGAGATAAAAATGCTATTATGTTAGCAACACGTGTATTGGGATATGGTCCAGAATATAAAATTGAAGTTATATCAGATAATGGTGAAAAAGAAGAAGTAATTGTTGATTTGGGAAAAGTTCAGACAAAAGATATTGATGTGAATAAATTAAATCCACAAAATAGATATACTTTCAAAACATCATTAGGTAACGAAATCACATTTAAGTTATTAACACATGGTGATGAAAAGAAAATTGATGCGGATGTTAAAGCGATGCAACGATTAAGTAAAGATGGTGGTAATGAACTAACAACCCGTTATCGTTATATGATTTTATCAGTTGATGGTAAAGAAGATACTAAATCAATTACTGATTTTATCAATAATCGTTTCTTGGCAAAAGATACAAAAGCTTTTAGAGAACACCTAAAAGAATTACAACCGGATATTAAAATGGAATTTGATTATTATAACCCAGAAACGGGAGAAACGGAGGTACGCCCAATTCCTATGGGTGTAGGGTTTTTTTGGCCTACCGAATAATTATTCAATCCATTTACATAAACAAATTTTTGAATTATGTTATTATGGTAATGGATTTACACAAATGGATGTTTATAAATTACCAATACATCTTAGAAATTTTTACTATAACCAACTGGTTGAAGCAAAGAAAAAAGAAAATGATGACGTCAAAAAATCATCTAAATCTTCAAATACTACAAACGGACCAAATATAAGAGTGAGGAAATAATTCCTCACTTTTTTTATGCTCTATATTTATAGTAGTATAAATGGAGAACAAATGAAAATTACAAAGGAAGATAAGAAATTATTTAAAGAAACCTATTCAAAATACAAATTGAAAGAAGGTATTTTAAGTAGATTATTTTTACGCGTTCTAAGTAAAAATATAAAGAACGATAAAGATGTGCAAAAAGCTATCAAAGATGCTGATGATTCATTACAAAATGCACAAAAAAGTATTGAAAATCGTTTTGATGGTGATAAAGAAAAAGTTAAACAAGCAATACCAGATAATGTAAGAAAATATTTGGGATTTGATTATTAATTATGGCTAATAGACAAACACAAGACGAAAGAGAATATCAAGATAGTTTGAAAATTACTCAAAGTATGTTGGGTGAAATTTCTCGTGCAATGGCCGATACTGCAAATTCTACCGATGGTAGGAATAGAGCATTAGAACAACAAATAGATATAACTAGAGATATACTAAATAATATAAGTGATGTTAAAGATTATGAAAAAACAATAAATCAATTATTAACTCAACAAACTCAAATCAATAATACAAATTATGGTGTTAATGAACGATTAAGACAAGTTCAATTGGCACAATTAGATGCTGCGTTAGGTATATTGAGAGCAGGAGAAGATACTGAAAAAGTATTCAGAAGAGTAAGCGATATTGCTTCAGAAGCAACAGATAAATTTGGTAGTGGAGTTGATGATATATTGGATAAAATAGGTGAAATTCCATTAGTCGGTAGTTCCTTACAAAATCTTTTTCAACCATTAGCAGATAAATCTAAACGAATTATAAATGTAACTACACAAAAATTTACAAAAGGATTTACAACTGCGTTTTCAAGTGCTCGAGCAGGTGGTGCTTCATTTACTCAATCATTAGGACAAGGATTGAGTGGTGGTATTAAAGGTATTGGTAATATGTTACGTCTTATCAATCCATTAGTACTTGGAATTGTAGCAATTGGTGTTGCAGCATATGCAGGATTTAAGAGATTTGAAGAATTAGATAGTGCAGCAAAACGATTTAGAGAAGAAACTGGTTTATTAAATTCACAAACATTAGGTATAAGGGATAATATAAAATCCGTATCAACCGAAATGGCTGGATTGGGTGTTTCTACTGATGATGTTGCATCAGCAGCTATAGCGTTTACAAATGAATTAGCCCCAACGGAACAAATTTCAAAAGCAACATTAGGTTCTATGGTTGCGTTGAATAAAAATTTTGGAATTGGTGTTCAAGAAAGTGCACAATTAAATAAAATATTTCAAAATATTGGTGGATTAACTCAAGAACAATCCCAAGCTTTAATTGGTCAAACTGCATCAATGGCTAAAATGGCTGGTGTAGCACCGGATAAAGTAATAAAAGATATGGCGGAAAACTCCGAATATGCATATCGTTATTTTAATGGTTCTCCTGAAGCACTTGCTAAAGCAGCAGTTCAAGCAGCAAAATTAGGAACTTCAATTGGAGAAGCTGGAAAAGTGGCAGATGGGTTATTAGATTTTCAAAACTCAATTACAAAAGAATTAGAAGCAAGTGCATTATTAGGAACAAACTTAAATCTTTCACAAGCACGATATTTAGCAGCAAACGGAGATGTTTTAGGAGCACAACAGGCCGTATTAGACCAAGTTTCAAATTTAGGAGATTTAACAAAACTAAATAAATTTGAACAAGATGCATTAACGGAAGCAACCGGTATGCAAATGGGAGATTTAATAAACCAACAACGTATCAGAGAAAGATTCGGTACTTTAAATGATGAGCAATTAAAAGCAGCAACTTCATTAGTTGAATCTGGTAAAGATATATCTAAAATGTCTGCAAAAGATTTAGATTTACAAACACAACGTTTGAAATCACAAGAAGAAATGCAATCACAAATGGATAAGATACAAAATACATCTTCTGCAATTGGAACTGCGTTTATGGATATGTTCGAACCGGTTGCATCATTTGTAATGCCAGTTTTAAGTGATTTATTTACAATATTATCAAAAGTATTACTACCAGTTTTTAGAGTCATTGGTATAGTATTCAAAGTGGTGTTTGGAACACTTAAAGCAATATACGATGTTATATCTGCGATAGTAATGCCATTATTTGAAATTGGTTCTGCTATAATAGATGCAATAATAACTCCATTTGAAATGGGATTGGATGCTATTCAACCATTTTTTAACGCAATTGCTAGTTTAAAAACTACTACTATGGAAATGGTAGGTCCCATACTGAATTTTTTTAAATCAATAGGTCAATTTATTGGAGATTTTATTATAAGTCCAATTAATGCTATAATTTCTACAATTACTAGCATGGCAGGTGTATTCTCATCTATTGGTTCATTTTTTGGAATGGGTGGTGCTGAAGAAACTACTGCTGGTCAAACAACTATACCGGCAATAAACGATGGTGTAGTACAAAATGGTAAAGTAGTATCAACAAATCCAGCAGATACTCTAATTGCAACTAAAAATCCTGCAGGATTAGCAGGACAAGTTGGTGGTGGAATTGATATTTCGGCATTGGTAAATAAAATGGATGAAATGATACAAGCAGTTTCTGCAAATAGAGATGTGTATATGGATAGAGAAAAGGTTTCATCATCGGTAGTAAGAACATCAGAAAAAAGTTCACAAAATAGATTTGGATTAATGGGAGCGTAAACTATGCCAACAATATTAGAATTATTTAAAGGTTCAAACAAAGATATAACACCAAAGATATTGGACCAAACTCCTGTGCAAGAAAAGTTTACAGGTTCTACGCAAGAAAAAAGTGTAAAATCAGACCAACTATCTAAAATAGAACAAGAATTTAGAGGAGTTCGTTTCCGTAGTGGAGTTGAACTTAATAATCCTTTAATATATGGTAATCAAGCAATTCGTATTGCAACACGTTCTACATCATCGGTTGAAAAGATGAAAGATGCAACAGGTGGTAGTGCAGGTGATGGTGGATTGATTGGAAAAGGTTTGGGTAAGATTACCGAAGGTAAGTTTGGTAAATTTGTATTTGGTGGTAAAGTAACATCTTTAAATCAAGCAAGAGATGGTGTAAATTCACGTTTGGGTATTCCTACAAATTTAATTCCAACAAATGTGTATAATACTGGTGATTTACAAAAAGGTATAGAACCAGATACGATGATTACACTTTCCAAAATTAAAAATGATGGAAAAGGAACATTAGTTGGTAGATTTTTAAAACAAACAGGTGGTGGTAATCCTAAAACATTAGGAAATCAAATATTAGGACAAGGTATTACGTTAGTAAAAGATAAATTAAGAACTACACTTTTTGGTAATCCAAATTCATTAGGAACTAATGGTGCATTGGCAAGTCAAAAATGGGAATATAGTTCAACTTTACCATATTCTAAACAAATTAGTAATGTTAAATTTAATAGTAAAAAAGTAAATGGTATTGAAGAAAGTGCATCTACTAATATTACTAAAAAAATAACACAAGTTCAATTAGATGCTAAAAAGAAATTAGGTGAAGCAAGTTCAAAAGCTACATCATTCTTAAAGGAAAAATTAAAAGGAACATCTGAAAGGACTAAACCTGCGATTGACCAAGCAATTGAAAATCAAACAAAAACAAAACCTACATCAGAAACCCCATACACTAAAACATTAGATGGATATAAAACGGAAGATGTAACGGAACGTATAGATTTATCATTAGTATCACCACTTAAAGGTATTAATAGAAAGGCTACAAAAGGAGTATTTGGTGCTACTGAATATGGATTTAAAGCACCAGATAATAATACTGGTAAAGTAATGCCGTTTGACCCAACTCGTCCATATGAAGGATTAGCTGGAAATCAAAATAGACCAACATTAGAAACTAAATATGGTTTAACAAGTAATAAAGGAGATTCGGTAAATAAAATATTTAAAGCGGGTCCTTTAACGGAGGATAGAGATTTAATACCAATTCAAATAAAAGGAATCGGTGATAAAAATGAATGGGTTGCTTTTAGAGCATTAATGACTGGATTTTCTGAAACAGTCTCACCTCAATGGGAAACTGCTAAATTTGTTGGTAATCCATATTCATATCACACATATAATGGAGTTGAAAGAAGTGCAAGTTTTAGTTTAAAGATGTATTGTATGAACCAACAAGAGTTATCAGTTATGTGGCAAAAGATAGAATTTCTTACAAAGAAAGCATATCCTACAATAAATAAACAAAGATTGGTAAATGCACCTTTTATTAAATTAACATTAGGTAGTATCTATGCAGAAAGAGAAGGATATATCAACTCGCTTTCATATACAATAGCAGATGATATTACATGGGAAATTGCAAAAAATAACTGGTTACCGAAGGTAGTTGATATTCAATTAGAATTTAAATTAGTAGAATGGGCTGGTTCGGAAAAAACACCATATTCATTTGGACGTTCTAATGAGTCAGTTAAGGCTATAAATAGTCAACGTAAAGAAGAGGGTGCACCTGCAGTTGGAACTAATCCAATAACAACTCCTGCAACTGCTAATACCAAATCAAATGGTCAATTACAAGAAGTAAAACAACCGGAATTAAAAATTAATAATATAGGAGTAGAACAAACTACAACTAGTCCATCTGAAACATCAAAACCAAAAATGTTAGATACTGGTAAACCTGCAGAAACTCCAAAAGAAAATGCAGATACTAGCACACTTAATTCAATTGCCACAACTGCAAAAACTGAATGGGAAGTGGAAATGGAAAAACGTGTAGAAAAACTAAAAGCTAAAGGTGTTCCAGAAGTATTAATATATGGACTTTCTAGAAGTAACGCAAATCCAAATTCGGTTAAAAAAATACAAGAAGGTGTTTATTATTACGAACAACCTCGAGGAGATACTGGCTATACTGATAGATTATATGCAGAAATTAATGGAAATGGTTGGGGTGGTGGTCAATATGATACATGGGTTTCGTATCAAAACAAAGGTGTAGACCCATTAAAGGATACTGGTTCAAAAACTGGTAAATTACAAACAGCATTACCATTTTAATAAAATTGGATACTTAATATAATATGGCGAGTAGATATACAAATAATGAAATTCAAAAACTAAAAGATGGTAGAGAGGTATATAGAACAAGAATATATCCAAACATACCACTTTCAGATAATGATATTTATGCAGTGACCCAGACGGGTGACCGATTAGATACACTTGCATATCAATTCTTCGGAGATGCATCCTTATGGTGGATTATAGCAAGTGCTAATAACATACATGATGCACCATTTGCAATTGCAGATGGAACAATCCTAAGAATACCACAAAATTATACTCAAATTATTAATAACTTTA